GGCTTACTCACGGGCCGTCAATCCGACACCTACACTCATCCATGAGCTAACCAAAGCACTGGCTGAGGAGCTTGCAAGGGCGATGCAGGGACAGGTAGAGATTCATCTCCCTGGGAACATTAGGGTGGTCCGTGTTCCAAAGTAGCCTGACCACTGTCTTCGAACCTTGAGCCTCTAGGGAAACCTAGGGGCTTTTGCTTATGTGGGAATAGGGATTCTAGGTGCTCTACAGGGGCCTTTTAGGGGCTCCGAGGATCTGGAGGGACCAGCGTAGCCTAGAGGGATCACAGAGGCTGAAATAGCTCTGTAGGGGAAACAGAAGCACCCTGCCTCGGAGTCGAACCGAGGGTCTTTAGTCCACCCGAGGTGGTTGTCTTTCCGCTAGACGACAGGTGACGTGCAATCGAAGTGTTCTGAGGGTAACCTTTTGGGCCCTCTTGGGAGAGAGAGAGGAGAGAGACCAAGAAGGTTCTCCGAAAGGTTACCCTCAGAATCCCTCGCGTTGAGATTGACTGAGACCTAGACGTTGCATCTAGGATTTCGGGTAAAAGTACTACTCATTAGGTCTCGAGGGAATCGAACCCTCACCTCTTCACCACGGTTTCAAGCCGCAGCTTAGTTACCCTTTGCGGGGGCGCGTGCTACCACTACACAAGAGACGCTATTGGCCTCACGACCCTTAGCCTTACGAACTAGGGACACAGGACGGCCTCGCCTGTAATTAGTTAGGATCAGGCTTCCCACCTGAATTGCCGGGTTGTCTCAGGGCACAAGTCTAGGCTCTGGTCACCGGATATTTGCCTCAAGGGCTAACTCTGTTACTGACAAGCTTCACACTCACCCTTGGCAGCCTGAACGCCCGCTTGGGTGTAGATGTAATAAAGAGCAAGGATGCTCGGATCAAGGAATGCTTTCTGGTGGATCTCAGCGATATACCCTTCGTCCTCATCGGCTGCGAAGAACAGATTCACTGATTGCCACTGGTCCACATACTTCCCTCGGGTTGCCGCTAGTCTCAGCACAGCATCCATGTTGATTTCGAATGCGGTCTTGAAGACAGCCTTCTCATGGTCACTGAGCCAGTCCACATGCTGGACAGACCCTTGCTTATCGGCAAGATCAGACACCACAGCTTTCGTATAGACCCCACGGTCCTTCATCAACTGGAGGAGAATCGGATTAATACGATCCATCTCACCAGCAGCGCCACTAGCCGTATAGACGAATGCAGGGTCAGGGTTGATACCCTCAGACACTCCACCCATCAGGTTTGCCGTGCTCTTTGTGGGAGCGATGGCGATACGGTGTGTGTTGCGGACACCAAAGCCCTTGCACCACTCAGGTTCCCCTAGAACACCAGCCATATCCTTGGAGGCCCTGAGGCTCTCTTCATCGATATGTTTGGCAATCTCGAGGTTCTTCATGTGGGCCTCAAAGCCCTCGAAGGCAATCATGTTCTGCTGCAGGTACGTATGGAAACCACACTGACCCAAGCCAAGAGCACGGCCTTTCTCGGTGAACCGAACAGCACCCTCAAGACCAGGGGTAGCTCTGGCTTTCTCGAGGAACTCCTCAGCGATACAGTCAAGGAACCATGTGGCCCAGTAGACAGCCTCGGTATCCTTCCACTCGTCATACTTGGCTACGTTCATCGAAGACAGCACACAGGTGAAGGTGTGGTCAGCGTCATTAAAGAGCATGATCTCACTGCACAGGTTGCTATTGTTGATGGTCAGGCCATGTTGCTTGTACATCTCAGGACGGTTACGGTTTGCCTTATCGACAAAGAAGAAGTAACCCTTACCGTGGACCATCTTCAGTTTGAGCATCTTCTGGAACCTACGGGTAGCATCAGCATCCCCTTGGTCCAACAGGGCCGTGTAGGCATCGTCAATGACCCATCCGATATTGGCATCATCAGGGTTGTTGTAGATGAAATCACAGACCTCATCGAAGTCACCGTGCATTACAGGCAGATAGCCAGCATAAGCACCACGGCGAGCGGTACCTTGAGCCACATCCCGCATGTCTCGAATAAGGCCGGTGAACACAGGAAGAACACCAGAAGCTTTGCCACCAACGCTGATGGGAGTTCCTCGGGGCCGTATGTCACCCAGGTAACCCGAGGTTCCAAAGCCGTTCTTGGTGAGCATGGCGGTTTCGAGGCGATGCTTGTAGAAGCCGTGAATCGAATCATCGATCTTGCCTCCAGAGCACGCCACAGGCATCCCACGCTCTGTACCAGTGTTAGCCAGTACAGGAGTCGAAGGGGAAAGCCAGCCGTTCCATAGGAGCTTGAAGAACCACTCTTCTGCTTCCTGTTCCATACCTACCGTACGGAGATGCTTTGCTGCTGTTGCTGCGATACGTTCAAACTGACCACGAACATCCGTGGTGCCGTGCATGTACTTATCTTTGAACATCTGCCAACCAGCGGTCGTGTACCACTCGGGGACCAGGCCATCTGCTTGGAGTTGCTTGCGTTCTTCGCTCAGTTGGTCATACAGGTTCATTTTCAGTTTTCCACGTGAATGCTTGTTCATCCCAGTCACGGTGGTACTGCGAACCCATGCCACTGAAGAAGTCGTTAAAGGTGTAGGAATTGATTGCTTTGTAGAACCAGTCGGCAATCGGGTTGTCTGTTACTGCAACGAGATGCGCGTAGCCCAGGTTCTCAAGTACCGCGTTGACCCGCGACATAGCGAACCCTTTCAACTGCGTGGCGTTGATACCATCAATCGGACCTGATTCAAAGATCATGTCAACGATACGGCTCTCATGTTCGTAGAGGGCCTGAGCCATCTCATGCACCCGGTGCTGTAGTTCAGCACGAGCGTGGTTGCCTAGTTCTTTCTCCTCGAGAAGCTTCTTGAAGACCCATGCACCCGCCAGGGAGTGAAGGTTCTCGTCTCGTACCGAGAAGTTAATCCCACGGACCAGATTCAGGAGCTTGTTCTTTCCTTGCTGCTGGAAGTGCTTGAGGAAGGCAAACGAGCTATAAAGGATTGCACCTTCGACCAGAGCGAAGCCCGCGAGGGAGACCAGATCATCGGGGTCACCGACGATGCCGTCGATGAACTCCATTCGGTCTGCGAGGATTGGGTCTTCGCTGTAGCTTCCATAGAACTCATCCGTGTGCAGGAACAGCAGTTCGTTGATCTTCTGGTAGAAGCGTTTGTGGATAGCCAATTCGAACATACCGAACGTTGCTGCCATCTCCTGGAACTCAGGTCTCGGGAAGCGGCGCTTGAATCGACCAGTCCAATACTCTGCCCCTGCCTTCAACTCGTATTGAGTGAATAGCTTCAGCACGGTAGTAACACCATGCTTCTCTGCGGGGGTCATGTTGACCAGAACATCCTGGACATCCTTCTCGACCTTCACTTCATCAGGGAGCCAGAAGATCTTCAGTTGCTGCTTGGTGAACTCTTCGACCTCTGGGTACTGCGTGAGGAGACTGTCTGTCTTCCTCTGGATATTGGGGGTTGCCATCTCTCTCACTCTCTCGAAGTGTATTGCAGTGTGTTGTACAAACGGAAAAGAATCACAGAGGAACCCCAAGACACCGAATGGCAGTGCCGAGATCATCTGAGGGACCCTAAAAGTAGGTGCCAGTGGGCGCAGGTATCAGATGAGTCTTGTAGGGGGAGCCCTGAGGCTCCTCTGTGATTCTTCAGGACCCTTAGGGTCTCTATAGAGAACTACTATTAACAATCATAAATACACCCTACATAGACTATGGGTACCTATAGATAACCATAGGAACCTAAGGGTAACCCCTACCCCTTACTGATGGGCGGTCTATCCAAAGTTGTACAAGATTGTGTGTCTCTCTTCTATGGTGCACAAGTTGGGAGAGTCCTTGATTTTAAAGGACTTTTTCTGGACGAGATCTTGGCCGGTTTGGTCTACATATAGGGGTCGAATTTGGTGCCCCAAGGAGGCGCCTAGATAACATCTAGTAAATATCGTTTCAAATCAATAACTTTCCCAACTTGTGCACCATTGCAGAAACGGATCATCGTCTCTGAAATTTTTTGTACAGTTCTGTGTTGCATAAGATATTGACCGATGGTATGATCAATTCCATCGAAAACACGAACTTACTTGGAGAACGCCATGACCGAAATTGCACTGAACTACGAAGCCCAGGCTGCATTTGAAGAGCGCATGTTGGCGAAGGGTGCAGAGCGCTACGAAGGTAACGCTGAGTTTGCCCATAGCATGGGTGACCTGAGCAAGGCTGAAGAACGCCTGTTCGACTCCGCATTGCCGAAGATGACCGAAGCGTTACACGTGGCCTACTTCGCTGCCCTGGAAGGATCTAACAACCGCCCCGCGCACTTCAAGGCCATGGAGATCCTCGATCACACGCTGCTGGCTGGTATCACGCTCAAGGCTTCCTTCAACACCGCTACGTCCGAGGAGACCCTCACGTCCCTGTATGAGACGGTCGGTTTCGAGGTCCGCGTTGCGATTGCTGCAGAGCGTCTGAAGAACACGGATGCCAAGGAATTCAAGAAGCAGGAGAAGAAGTACGTCTCCATGAAGCGCCGCGCCAAGCTGGAAGCAGCAAACACCCTCCTTGAGCAATTCCCGGAGCCGGGTGTAGACGCAGAAGGTATGGTTAGCATTGGGGCTGCATTGTTCTTCATTGCGCAACAATCAACCGATCTCTTCGAGCACACCGAGGCTACCGATGATGAGACCGGGGAAGTCCAACTGCGCCTGTCGTTCACTGAGGCTGCCCATGCGGCACTTCAGAAGACTAAAGAGCGCCAACAGTGGACAACCCCGGTCTATCAGGCCATGGTCACCGTTCCGAACCCTTGGGTTGCCTTCGACACTGGGGCATACAACGATGTCCGTGTGGCAAAAACTGTAAAGATCGCTGCTACCTTTAACCCGATGGCTAAGAAGTTGATTGCCGATGCTATCGAGAAACAAGCACCTTTTGTCGGGGCTCTGAACGGTATCCAAGAGGTAGCCTTGCGTATCAACGCAACGGTCCTCTCTGCACTCACGTTCTGCCATGAGATGCGTCTCCCGGTCGGTAAGCTGCCGGGGCCCCGCAAGGTGATGAAGAAGGATGCAACGCAGGAAGAGAAGTGGGCTATCCGCAAGGACAACAAGCGCAGCAACGCGAAGTACGCTGTGGTTGATCGTGACCTTGAGGAAGCCAAGCTCCTGGTCGAACAGCCCCGCTTCTATCAGCCCCACGTTCTGGACTGGCGTAGCCGTGTGTATGCAAAACCCGGCTTCAACCATCAACGTGCTGACTACTGCAAGGGATTGTTCGAGTTTGCTGATGGTGAGGTGCTGACTGAGACTGGCGTGAAGTGGTTGAAGTGGAACGTGGCTACGACCAATGCCATGAAGGTGAATGGCCGTGCTCTGGATAAGTCACCGTTCGATGTTCGTGTTCAGTGGACCGAAGACAACCTCGAGATGATCCAGGCGATTGCCAAAGACCCCATCAACTCCTTGGACCTCTGGAAGACCGCAGACAGCCCGTTCTGTTTCCTTGCTGCCTGTGTGGCCCTCTCGGGTTACCTGAAGGACCCCCTTGGCTACCGCTGCCACCTGCCTATCGCTATCGATGGTTCGTGCTCTGGTATCCAACACTTCTCCGCAATCATGCGGGATGCTCACGGTGGTGCTCTGGTGAACCTGTTGCCCTCGGATCTCCCGCAGGATGTCTATGCGGCTGTCGCTGCTATCTCGGGTCCCTTGGTCGAAGCTGACCTGACCCATGAGGATGAGAAGGTCCGTAAGTTCGCTGAACTGTGGTCTTCTTATGGTATCGACCGCAAGGTTACCAAGCGGAACGTGATGACCTACGGCTACGGCTCGGAAGTCTCGGGCTTTGCTGATCAGTTATTCGAAGACATCATGGATGTGGATGATGAATCCCGTGCTCACTTCGGGGTCACCAAGGACAACTGGGTCGAATCGATGGAGGTAGCCCGCTATCTGGCAGCACACAACATGACTGGCATCAAGCAGACCGTGAAGGGTGCCCCGCTGGTCATGGAGTTCCTGAAGTCCATCGCTGGCATCATGGCTCGGGCTAATCTTCCGGTTCGCTGGACTACTCCTATGGGGTTCCCTGTGCTCAACGCGTACTACAAGCCCACGTTCACCCGCATTCATACCTTCCTCTGGAACAAGGCCCTCAACGTCTCTACGAAGTACATGCCCAAGGTCCAGTCGGGTTTCTCTAAGGACCTCAACGCCCACAAGCAACGCAGCAGCATCAGCCCTAACTTCATCCATAGCTTCGATGCAGCCCACCTTCAGTTGGTCGTGCAGAACTCGAAGGCCGAAGGGATCGATAGTTTCCTTCTGATCCACGACTCCTTTGCATCCTTACCGAACCAGATGGACGCCTTCTCGATGATTGTCCGTAAGAGCATGGTCGAGATGTACGAAGGCCGTGACCCCCTGGAAGACATTCTGGATACGGCACGGGCTGAGTTGATCGTGACTGGTGAAGGTTCCACCGATGAAGCAGAGGCCAAGAAGGTCGCCAAGCTCATCAAGGAGTTAGACAAGCTGATGGTTCCCCCGCGTGGTTCCTTGGATCTCAATAGCATCCTCGAGTCCCAATACGCTTTCGCTTAATTTTCTTGTACAACACAATACAGTCTAGGGCCCTACGGGGCCCTTTGGCATTTCTACGGACCCTAGATGTTTGACGATCACGATTCACTCGAAGACGACTACGCAGAGGACTACATGCCTCTCGATGACGCAGTAGCCCTCATGGCCCACGGATACGACATGCACGCGTATGAAGGCCACCCTTCCCTGTTTGACCCGATGTTTGACCCTTACTTTGAAGATTGATACATGAAGAACTTTACGAGCCCTAAGGGCATTGCTGGTTTCACGAGCCTTACCCGCCCGGACACGAAGTATGACGCTGACGGTGTCTACCACACGAAGCTCACGTTCCCCTCGCTGGAGTCGGTTGAGGGCCTGATTGAACTGATGAAGGAAGAGGCCCTTGAGGAGCTTGGTAAAGCCAAGGCTGCCAAGGTCAAGTTCCCGGAAGAGAACGAAGACGGCACGGTCACCATCAAGTTCAAGAGCAAGGCCAAGGACAAGAACGGCAACACGAAGAAGCTCCCGCTGTTCGACGGCCGTGGTAACCCGATCAAGAACACGGAAGACCTGTCCATCGGTGGTGGTTCGGTCCTGAAGATCAAAGGTGCCGCTAAGGGTTATGCCAACGGCACGAACATTGGTGTGACTCTGTACATCAACTCGGTGCAGATCATCAAACTTGAGGAGTATGGCGGTGGTGGGTTCGATGCTGATGATGAAGCTGAGTTCGTGGCTGATGAGGCTCCTGCACGTAGCCCGAAGAAATCTGAGGAAGTAGAGGAAGACGAAGATCAGGATGTGAATTTCTGATGGCCCGCTCGTGGGTTACTAGAAAGAACCACGGGCTGAAGATCAAACAGAAGATGCGCAGTGGTCTTGAAGAGAAGATCGCTGCGCAGTTGGATGAAGCGGGTATGGCATATGAATATGAAACTCAGAAACTTGAGTACGTAATCCCGCATTCCTACAAACCAGATTTCATTTTAAGAAATGGGATCATCGTGGAAGGGAAAGGCCTCTTTGACTCAGCAGACCGCACTAAGCATCTAGCAGTGAAAGCAGCCCATCCCGAGAAGGACATCCGCTTCGTCTTCTCCCGCAGTTCCAGTCCCTTATACAAGGGTTCCAAGTCTACCTATGCCTCCTGGTGTGAACGCCACGGATTCCTTTATTCCGACAAGGTTGTCCCCGAGGCTTGGCTTAAAGAAGAGAGAAAGAAATGAACCAGACGCAAGTCCTGCTTAAACACCTTCGCAAGGCTGGAAGCATTAGCCAGCGCGAAGCAATCATGGATCACTCGATCCAATCACTCACTCGACGCATTACGGACCTTCGCCTCAACGGCTACAACATCCTCGGTGAGTGGAAAGAACATCCGGTCTCGGGCCAACGGTACATGCGGTACACCCTGGGTTCCCCGGAGATCCTTTGACCGACTTCACCGAAGAACAGTGGGAGGCGCTCCACCCTTCCCGAAAAGTAACTCAACAGGAGCCCCGAAAGATGATCGTCAAGGTAAAGCACACGAAGAACGGCAACGTGAAGATCACGATGACCCTGGAGCAAGCTGAGTACCTCCGTAATGGTCTCATTGAGGCTGCCTACGGTGCTGACAAGTACTCGGGTATGCAGAAAGAAGCCCTTCTTCACATTGATGACCAGTTGGAGAAGGCTGGCGTCACGTTCTAAACACAAGAGAGAGAGAAACATGAAGACCGCAGACATCAAGGTCGAACTTCTGGATTACATGGGCTCGGACTTGACTGTCGCCAATGTGGCCCGAGTGTCCTTCGACAAGAAGAGTGAAGAGTTGAGTGGCAAGGACGTTGGACTGATCAACTACCTCGCAACCCATGACCACTGGTCACCCTTCGCCCATTGCTTTGCCCAGTTCCGTATCAAGGCACCGATCTTCGTTGCTCGCCAGTTGGTGAAGCATCAGGTTGGCCTTAGTTGGAATGAGGTTAGCCGTAGGTATGTCGATAGTGAGCCTGAGTTCTATGTGCCCAAGGAACTCCATAGCCGTGCGGATAACGTGAAGCAGGGTTCCGGCGAGGTCCTGGAAGACAGCCGCCTATTCCTCTTCGACGTGCGCAACATCTCTGTGGACGCCCTGCATATCTATAGGACCCTTCTCCGGGAAGGAGTAGCCCCCGAGGAAGCCCGAATGGTACTCCCGCTGAACACCATGACCGAATGGGTGTGGTCCGGTTCCCTGATGGCCTTCGCTCGCGTCTGTCGTCAACGTTTGGACCCTCATGCACAACGAGCGTGCCGTGAGGTTGCTGCGTACCTCCATGAGGAGTTGAGCCTCCTATTCCCGGAATCAATGAACGCACTTTTGGATAACTAGCCCATGACACGTAAAGCAAAGCTGTTGGTGGACTTCAGTTCCTATGACGGCCCTTCGTGGTCCAAGGGTTCCACTGTGGAAGTCCTCAGGATGGGCGAAGGAATCCTTGGCACGCACTACAGCGTACGGGCTTCCGATCAGACCACGGGCATTGTGTATCCCCACGAAATCAACATTCTTGAGAGTGACTGAGATTTACTGATGGAACGAGAAGAGACCACCCTGATTAGCAAGGGCCCCTGTGATAACTGCGGGTCTAGTGATGCAAACGCCACGTACTCGGATGGACACACACACTGCTATTCATGTGGTCACTTCGAGCGTGGGGATGGAGAAGTACAAACCAAAGGACGAAAGAGAGTGGCTGAGAATCTGGACGAATATGTAAATGCCGAAGTACGCGGCATCCCTCCCCGAGGAATCACGGAGGAAACCTGCCGACAGTTTGGCGTTCGTATCGGCCAGTACAAGGGCAAGGGTGCCCACCTGTATCCGTATGTGAAGGACGGACAGGTAGTGGCCTGTAAGGTCCGTGGTCCCGAGAAGACCTTCAGTTTCATTGGGGACGCTGCAAAGCCCCCGCTGTTCGGGCAGTCTCTTTGGTCCAAGGGTAAGAAACTGGTCATCACCGAGGGTGAGATCGATTGCTTGACCGTGAGTCAGCTTCAGGGCGGCAAGTGGCCCGTGGTCTCGGTACCCAATGGTGCCCAGGGTGCCAAGAAGGACCTTGCGAGACAGATGGAGTTCCTTGAGGGATTCGAAGAGATCGTGTTGATGTTTGACATGGATCAGCCGGGACAGGATGCAGCCAAGGCTTGTGCTGAACTATTCCCTCCTGGGAAAGCCAAGATTGCCTCACTGCCTCTGAAGGACCCCAATGAGTGTCTCAAGGAAGGCAAGGGTGCTGATGTCATCCAGGCCATTTGGAACGCGAAGGCGTATAGGCCCGATGGGATCGTTGGGATCTCGGATCTCTACGATGAACTAGACAAGACGATTGAAAAGGGGTTGCCGTGGTTCCTGGAGAAGCTTACGGAACTGACGTACGGACGCCGCTATGGGGAGTTATATGCTTTCGGTGCGGGCACGGGTATTGGCAAGACGGACTTTCTAACACAGCAAATTGCCTTCGACGTAGAAGTGCTAAAACAAAACGTTGGCTTAGTCTTCCTAGAGCAAAAGCCGAAAGAGACTGCAGCCCGTATCGCTGGCAAGCTGAAGGGGAAGCGGTTCCATGTACCTGATGGCTCTTGGACCAAGGAAGAACGCCTGGAGGCCATCAAGGAATTCGAGGGCAAGGTGTTCCTCTACGATTCCTTTGGTGAGACTGCCTGGGGCGTGGTGAGCGCCAAGATCCGATACATGGCCCACGCTGAGGGAATCCGTATCTTCTACGTGGATCACCTTACGGCTATGGCGGATACAAGTGACGAGAAGGGGTCCATCGAGCAGATCATGAAAGAGATGGCGGGATTGGCTAACGAGTTGGAAGTGATGATTCATTTCGTCTCGCACCTTAGTACTCCAGAGGGCAAAAGCCACGAAGAGGGCGGTCATGTGTCCATCAAACACTTCAAGGGATCACGATCTATTGGCTTCTGGTCGTTCTTCATGTTCGGTCTCGAGAGAAACCAACAGAGCGAAGACCCTGAAGAACGCGCCACGACTACCTTTCGGATACTGAAGGACCGCCTAACAGGGGCTGCCACGGGCACCCTAATCAAACTTGGCTACGACCGAACCACTGGACGTCTATACGACCAGGAAGGTGGGTTTGCGCCTGAACCTGACGAGAACGCATATGCCTTCTGAATACGTAGAAGATTTGCCACCTGTTGAAGAAGTGCTCCTGCTGGCTATGCATGGAGTTGAGGTGATCAAAGGAGAGGACTACCTCTTCGTATCACAAGAGCGTGAGCAAGGTGGTTGGGAAGGTGATGAACACGTAGGCGTCACCCTCGATGAAGCAACACTCCGTTCCCTCTATCTGATCCTGAAGAACCGTTTCGAAAACTAAAAGGAATCTATGCGTACTACCCTGTTCGACCTGGAGTGCAATGGCCTCCTCCATGAAGTAACCAAGATCCATTGCATCTCCGTGAAGGATGTCGAGACAAGCGGGGTAATGCGCTTCGGTCCTGATGAGATTGAGGAAGGGGTTCTTTACCTTCAAGCTGCAGCACAGACCGGCATCCTAGCTGGTCACAACATCATCAACTTCGACATCCCTGTCATCCAGAAGCTTTACCCGAGCTTCGCTGTAGACCGCAAGAAGGTCTATGACACCCTGGTCATCTCACGCCTCTTCTTTCCTGATCTAGTCACCCGCGATGGTGGACACATCAAGGCCGGAAGGCTCCCTAGCAAGAAGGTTGGCTCCCACTCCCTGGAAGCCTGGGGGTACCGCTTGGGTCTCCAGAAGGGTGAATACTCTACGGACTTCAAGAACGGATGGATCGAGGCTCACGGCTGCGACCCCTGGCACGAGTACCTTGAGACCCTTACGCCCAAACAGGTCGAGAAGGCTGACCGAGAGGCTTGGCTGGCAGCGTGGGGTCGGGAGAACTACCCCGAGGGTCTTGAGTGGGCTGAGTATTCCGAAGAGATGGGTGATTACTGCGACCTCGACGTTGAAGTCACTGCTGCCCTGTACGAGCACTTCTCCAAGATGGAGTACTCGCGGCAAGCCATTGAGATTGAGCATGAGGTTCGTTGGTTCTGTTCGATGATGGAACGTAGCGGCTGGCCCTTCAACACCAAGGCTGCCGTGGAACTCTATTCGAAGCTCGCAGTGGAACGCGATGCTATCCGTCAGCAGATGCTAGACACCTTCCCGCCTCTGGTAATCGAAAGGTTATCCGAGAAAACCGGGAAGAGACTGAAGGACAAGATCGTAGAGTTCAATCCTGGTAGTCGGGACCAGATAGCCCAACGGTTGATCGTCAAGTACGGCTGGGAGCCCAATGTCTTCACGGACGGTGGGAAGCCCCAGGTAGACGAAACGGTCCTAGAGAAACTTGATTACCCCGAGGCCAAAATCCTCGCTCACTACTTCCTACTCGAGAAACGAATTGGGCAGCTTTCAGAAGGTAACCAGTCCTGGCTTAAGCATGAGCGTCAAGGACACATCCACCACTCCATCAACACTAACGGGGCGGTTACAGGCCGCTGCACTCACTCGTGGCCCAACGTTGCCCAAGTACCTACAGTGCGAGCTATGTGGGGCAAAGAGTGCCGAGGGCTTTGGGGTGTGCGCCCAGGATTCCGACAAGTTGGAGTGGATCTATCCGGGATCGAATTGCGCTGCCTTGCGCACTACATGAGTCAATGGGATGACGGGGCCTATGGGGAAGTCATTCTCAAGGGCGACATCCATTCGGTGAATCAGGAAGCCGCTGGTCTCCCTACTCGTGACAACGCGAAGACGTTCATTTACGGCTGGCTCTACGGGGCTGGTGACGCGAAGATCGGCTCCATTGTTGGCAAGGGTGCCAAGGAAGGTAAGAAGCTCAAAGAGTCCTTCCTAGAGAAACTCCCGGCTCTCGGGAAACTCAAGCGAGCCGTGGACAAGTCTGCGGAACGTGGCTACCTCTTCGGTCTCGACAAACGCCGTATCCCTGTTCGCCATAAGCACGCAGCCCTCAACACGCTCCTTCAGGGTGCAGGGGCAATGGTCGCCAAACGCTGGCTGATCGAGTGCTTCCTAGCGGCTGATGAAGCTGGTCTCCAGTACGGGTGGGACGGTGACTTCACGCTCCTTGGCTGGATTCACGATGAGTTGCAATGGGCCGTCAAGGAAGGCAAGGAAGAAGCCTTCGGTGCCATGGTCGCTGACTGTGCCCGTAAGGCCGGTGAGTACTTCAACTTCAAGTGCCCGGTCGATGCTGAGTTCAAGACTGGGGATTCATGGGCCGCTTGTCACTGATTCTCCTTACAGAATAAGAGGCTCTTAATATGAAGTTGCTGTTTTTATACATGGTGTTGGCGGGTGTCTTCGTGGCACTACTTGGGTGGTATGAGGTGTCTATGTGGCAGGAATGCCGCGCCTCGCCACATTCGTTCTGGTACTGCCTCCGTGTCCTTGGAAGGTAATGCTCACAGAACTCTTACGAGAAGTATGGACGAGCCCGCCATTCGTCAAGGGCAACTATGCCCGCCTTAACGCCCTTGAGATTGCCGCAGCAGCCTCAATGGGCCTCATAACAACCGAGGTATCCACGGGTTCCTTCGGGGGCCAATGGCTCATCACACGCGAAGGACTCGCAGCAATCTATGAGCACCAAGACTCCTGAAGTCATCCCGTACATCTACGGAAACAAGTTGTACACAAGCGTAATCATTGACGGTGAAGAGTACGAGTACGAGACCAGCCTCCCCTTCCTGTTGAGTGCTACCGCTACCTGTATCGACCCGTACGACCTCGAGCAAGAACAAGAAGCACTGACGCTGATCTTCGCTCTCGAAGACGGTATCCGAGAAATCAATAACGCCCTTGGTGGTGATGAAGAGGAATTTGAGAATGACTGAATTTGCTGTTGGTGATCGCGTGGAGTTCCTCCAGGACGCAGAAGGCTGGGCATACGAAGGAAGCCCTGGCGTTATCACGGAGATCAAGACGTCGATCCTCGAGCCTAGTGAGCTACTCCTGACCATCCTCCTTGATATCCCCTCGACACCTGTCTACGCCTATGGCTCACATGTGAAACACATCGAAGCCACCCCGATCCCTCAGGACTTTCGGTTCTTCCGCCGTACCGATGGGGCTATCTCCGAGTCCACCTATCCCACCTTCGAAGCTGCACTGGAAGGCTGGCGTGGGTTCGCTCAGAACGGCGACCAGACCGAGATCATCGAAGTGATTAGTCATGGGACCTATAAGGCTGTCCTGAAGGTCGAGGAGGCTTAATGCTGCCCGAGACTGTCAAGAAATACTACGTGGTCCAAGGTAACAAGGTGCTGGAGACCTACAACAGCCAAGCACCCGCGACATGTTACGCGAAGATTCGAGACGGGTTGAAGGACCTAGAGGTAATCGAAGTCGAGTACGAAATGAGTGACTGGCAAGTGGTCCGCAAGGTTTCTGAGGGGGTCGTCCGTGCTCTTACTGATTGATGCTGACATTCCGGTCTATCGGGCAGCTACGGTGTGCGAGCAAGAGATTGAATGGGATGAGGACACATGGTCTGTCTACACGGACCTAGCCAAAGCCAAGGAGTTATTCACCAAGTACCTCAAGAAGTTCCAAGAGGACACTGGGTACGATGAGTTCAAGCTTTGCTTCTCCTCCCGTTCCAACTTCCGCAAGACCCTCAACCCGAACTACAAGAGCAACCGGAAGGCCCGTAAGCCTGTGGGCTATGGGGCTCTGAAGGAATGGGCTCAGGAAACCTACCCGTCCTTTGAGAAACCTGGGATTGAAGCTGACGATGCGATGGGCATCTTGGCAACCAAGTTCCCCGGTAAGACTGTGATTGTCACTCTCGATAAGGACCTGAAGACGATCCCTGGTCGCATGTGGCACCTCTCCCCTGACCTCAGCGGTAAGTGGGTCACCTCAACCGAGGAGGACGGTAACCGCCAGTTCCTCACGCAAGCCCTGATGGGTGACTCAGTTGATGGGTTTAGCGGGTGTCCCGGTATGGGCCCTGTGGGTGCCAAGAAGCTCTTGGATAAGCAAGGGTACAAATGGGAGACGGTTCGACAGGCGTACCTGAAGGCTGGATTAACTGATGACGATGCCCTGATGAATGCACGGATGGCCTACATCCTTCGTGTTGAGAATTGGGACTTTGAGAAAGGAGAAGTAATTCTGTGGAATCCCTGAACAGCCCCCCGTTCAATATGTACCCAGGGTTCATCGACCCCACCGTACAGAAGCATTTGGACATCCTGAACCTGACGGTCCCTGTGGACCCTGTGGTCACCGAGGGCACCAAGACCACCCAACCGTCCACGGGCATCAAGCATGACTCTGGCAAAGCCCGCATGTCCCTCTTGGACTCCTCGTGGCTCCTAGGGGTCGCTGAGGTCCTTGGCTTCGGTGAGAAGAAGTACGCAGCCCACAACTGGCGCAAGGGTCTCTCTGTGTCCCGCCTGATGGATGCTGCAGCACGTCACCAAGCAGCCTTCAATGATGGTGAGGACCTGGATCCTGAGTCAGGCAAGAGTCACCTGTACCACGCCTCATGCTGCCTGATGTTCGCAAGCTGGATGATCAAGAACCGCCCTGCTTTGGATGACCGATGGAAACCTTAATCAAAGACATGAAAGGCGAGGTGTTCACAGAGGGTTGTAAGTTCCTTAAGGCGTACACAAGTGGGCGCTCGGCATACCTTCAAGAGTGCGTGGCGAGCCTGAGGAACGGCAAGTTGTACCAAGGCGGTTCCAAGGTTGCCATCTGGTATCCCGAGCGCTGCTACATCCTGTGAAGACCTATCGCTGCTGGTGGTGTTCCCGTGTGATTCCCCTCGGGACCCAATGCTGTAACCCCAAAGACAAACACTTTATAAAGAGAGAAGAGAAATGAACGGTTTGAATATGTATCAGGAAGAAGCCATGAGCTTCCGCCTCCCCACGGCAACCACGGAGTACGTCTTGCTTGGACTCGGTGGGGAACTCGGGGAACTCCAGGGCTATGTAGCCAAGAGCATCCGTGATGAGTTCGAACTGGACCTCAAGCATGTCAAGAAGGAACTCGGGGACATCCTGTGGATGGTCGCTGCCCTTGCGGCTGACTGTGGCCTGACGTTGGCAAGTGTTGCTGAGGGGAACATCGAGAAACTGAGTGGTCGCAAGGACCGAGGGACTTTGCAAGGCAATGGAGACAACCGATGAAATACATCGTTGTTCAACTCGGTGAGAAGGAATCAATCTTCGTCTTTCCTCGGAACATCGACCACGACCGGATGTTTGAAGCCCTGGAAGCGATTCGATTCGGTAGTGAACGCAACTGGGTCCGAGAAATCCGTAAGAACGGCGAGGCGATTTCTGCTGGATTCATCGATGGGGGCAGGTGTCATGGCCATAGTGAAACACTCGGTCTTGCCTCTCGGGGCGAGCCTGACACTCAACTCCTAATGTAATGGTCTCTGACCTGATCCGCACGGTAGACGCGTGGGCTGACTTCCTGGTCGCCTATCTTCAATGGTTCGAAGGAATAGTAAATGAGTATTAACAAGACCCACGTACTGGTCGAAGTAGAGACCCTCGAGGAGTTCAAAGAGAACGCACTGTTCCTCGAGGCCCTTCGCGCTGCTGGTGTGGACAACTGGGATGGCTACAGCTACGCCCGCGAACTTTACCGTGAGATCGGTCAGGAGACCCTTCAGTGAAACTTACCGGAGACCGCAATCAGTGCCCCCAGTGCCGGGAGTACTTCAACTCCACCGCAGCATTCGAGAAGCACCGTGGGGGAACCTTCGGGGAACCCCAAGGAGACGGCACGTACCTGCAGCATTCCCGAGGGTGCCTGAAGGTTTCTGAAATGGTCGCTAAGGGTATGGCAAAGAGCAATGACGGGTGGTGGATCACTGCCCCTAACACTAGGACATTCGTATGAACGAACTCTGGAAGGGCCCACTGCTGCTCCTCTTGGCCCTGGTGGCTATGCCGGTGGCTATCCTGGGTCTGGTAGCGAACGCGCTGGATGAGGTACTCGAGGGTATCCTTGGGGTTATGTTTAAGGTTGCCCGGAGGATCGATGAGTATTGAGAAAGGTGCGGCCCCGCAAGCCGAGTGCGCACCGCGTGAGGCGCAGCCGATTGGCAAGGTGAGCAAGTCCGGGAACGTGGTTTGGCTCAGTACGCCTCAGCCCGGATTCATCTATGCCACCCCTACGCCTGAGCGTGCGCAGACAATCAGTGACGCAATGATGGATTTAGTTGATCGGCTTGGGAGTGAGGCTTCCGAAGTCGATCCACGAGCATGGAAGCATTTACTGGTGTATGCGCCTGAGCGTGCGGACGCCGAAAAGGAGTCCGGGAAATGAGCCTCAACCTAGACGCAATTCTTGAATTGCTGAAGCAGCACGTAAGCCCCGCTGCGCGACGTGTCCCTAAGGGATGGGAGATCATTGCTCGCGAGGCTCATAGACAAGGCGTTATCGACGGGCGAGCGATCCAGATGGAAAGCACGAGCCAGTATGACGCAGCAGGCGCGAGTGAGCGTGCGGACGCCGACACAGCGGGGGCGAAGCGGAACGCGGGTTCGGTGGCAGATGCGCGATGCGACGGAAGCGGTGCCGTTCCTATCAGTGTTGACGATTGGAAAGAGTGCGACATTTGTCACGGTTCAGGGTGCTCGCAATCAAATCCGGTTTGGATTTCAACGCATGACCTTGAAAACGTTTCGAAGTACGGAGCCGCGCCAGTGACGCTATACCGCAAACAAGAATTCGGCGCAGACGTTTGCCTAGTCGCAGCAGGCGCGAGTAATGAGCGTGCGGACGCCGAAAAGGATGCGGCGCGGTGGAAGTGGCTCAAGATGCAATCGACCGTAGGCGAGCAGTGGGGAATCATGAAAACGCCGTGGGGCCAATGGGACGCATACGCAGACGCCGCAATCCTAGCCGCTAAGTAAGTATTACCCCTACCCTCACACGGTGGGGTATTTTTTCAAATAGTACTTGTATAAGGTTATACAATACGGTACTATCCTTTCATACCAAACAGCGAACCACCGGGGACCCTCATGAAAGCACCTAGCACCCTCAAGGAACTCCTGCAGACCTCCAAGAAGCCTTTGTGGCTCGGTAAAGCCTACTGCACGACTGCCATCACGAACGTGGAAGCTTTCATCAAGGTTGTCGGTGACCTCCCTATCAAGGAAGTGAAGACGATCCACATTGACGCCTTCGTGGATTCGATGGAAGGAACCCTGAAGGACGCCACGATCAACCGCAAGCTCACGAACGTACACAGCGTCCTGAAGTACGCCCATGACCGTGATTGGATTGCGAAGATGCCCAAGATCACCTGGAGATCCGAGGACAACTCACGGGTCCGCTGGATTAGTCAGACGGAAGAGGAAACCATGCTGGCTCTGCTCGAGCAGTGGGGTGAGCATGAGATCGCTAGGTTCGTTACGGTCCTGTTGGATACCGGGATGCGCAGAGGGGAACTGCTGAACCTGAAGGAGAAGGACATCGATGGAGATTGGGTACGCTTGTGGACCTCGAAGACCAAGGGGGCCCGGTCGATTCCCCTTTCAGAACGCGCTAAGGCTTCCCTACAAAAAGGTGTGTTCGATGTCAACCTCGGGCACCTCAGGGCCGTTTGGGGAAGGCTGAAGGAATCCATGGGGCTTGATGCTGATGATGATTTCGTGTTGCACACCTTGAGGCACACCGCAGCCACGCGGACCCTTGCAAAGACTAAGAATGTGGTGGTGGTTCAGCGGCTTCTTGGTCACAAAAATGTACAGACTACCCTCCGTTACGCGCACCTTTCCGATGAGGAACTTCTTTCCGCTGTAAGGTAAACGCAACACCTGCTTAAAAAAAACAAATCATGTACATGGACGGCGTAATATTCACACCACTGCCTCGTTAGCAGTAATAAATGCCCCGCCATGCAACAACCTGTAACGGAATCTGCCAAGAACATGCTGCTCCTGACCTCTGTATTGTCTGATAATACTCAGATTACCCTCAAGCAAACAGCCGATGAATTCGGCTTCCATCTGATCATTGCGGGCAAGGTTGAGTGCCAATACAACACCTTTGACCATGCCTGGGAGGACTTAGGCCGCTGTGTTAGATGCGCAACACTAGAAGAGGTATATAGCATTGCGCGAGGTTGAACAGACTTGTATTATTCGGTTACAAGCTAACCACCACAGCAAGGTATAGAGAGATGGCGAACATCACCGCAGAAGAGAAGTTGGCAGAAGCCCTGGCGGAGATCCAGAAGCTAAAAGAGCAGGTCCGCGTGGAACAGTCGAGGAAGGCTCGGTACCCCTGGGAGAACCCGGAGCTTGTGGAGGAAGCTGGACGGAGAGGCTACAACCTGAAGATAGAGCCTGAGTTGTACCTGAAGATCCAGTGGCTCATGGAGAACAAAGGGGGCATCCGATCGATGCAGGTGTTCTTCGAGAAGGCCGCGAACCAGTTGGCCGATGAGTACCTAGAGGAACTAAAGGCCAAGTAATACAAGGCTCCGAGGCGGGACGCAGTAGGCAGTACGGGGATCTGAGAGATTAAATACAAGACTGCTAATAGCCATTATCAGCGAAGGACAAAAAATGAACAAACTTCTGGTAGCACTCGGGGCCCTCAGTGCCCTCTCGGGATGTGCGGGTTCCATGACGCCCCAACAGGCCCAGGCGTGGTCTGATGCTGCGGGGCAGATGCAAGCTTCGATGAACCGAACACAATACAGAGCGCAACCTGTAATGGCCCCGAGTTATACCTGTAGGAACTATGGGAAGTTCACGAACTGCGACCCTAACTGATTTTTCTAGGAGTCTAGATTTCTTTCTAGATTTCTATATTATTTCCTAGATAACTTTCTAGGAGAATAAGAATGAAGACCGTAGTGTTTTCCTGTCTCAAGGGCGGAAGCGGCAAGACCACACACTCAGCGCATTTCGCAGTGGCACTCGAGGCCATGGGGAAAGGGCCAGTGGTGACTATGGATTTGGACCCTCAGGGGTCCTTTTCCGCTTGGTGGAACGACCGTAAGGACCTGACGCCCGCCTTCGCACCCGTGGAGGACGCAGCGCACCTCGCAAGGAAGCACGCAGAGATGGAAGCCCTCGGGTACCTCTGGTGCATCATCGACACCCCTCCGCAGGACCATGAGATCAACCGGACGGCGATCAAGCTGGCCGATCTGGTCATCATCCCTGCCAAGCACTCCCCTCACGACATCCGAGCAGCAGCCAGCACCGTCGAACTGTGTGAGAAGGAACACAAGAAGTTTTTCTTCCTGCTCAACGAAACCAATGGGAAAGCTGTGTCCCTCACGGCCACCAGAAGGCTGGCTGCAATGGGTCCTGTGATTCCCCACGCCGTTCCCAAGCTCAATGGGTACTGGGAGAGCATGATCGACGGGCGGACCTTCCAGGAAATCAACAGAGGGACTGGGGCAATCATTATTGATGACGTGGCAACCTTCCTAGTTGGACAGTTTGAGAAGCCTATTCGTCAGGAGAAAGCTCATGCCTAAGGGGTCCCTGGATATGCTCGCGATCCCCAAGGGTGTTGCAGCGAAGGGGGCCGCCAATCCTGCAAGTCTTGAATCTAGAAACTTAGAAATCGAGGAAGAAAGAAACCTAGAAAGTAATCTAGAAAGAAAGAAACCTTGGGATGGACATGATGAGTGGGTAAAGGTCGGCTACGAGGTCCCCAAGAGGGTCCAGATGAAGCTCAACCACCTCAAGGCCTCTGGGCGCTTCAAGAACCTCAGGGAGTTCGTTCCGGTTGCCCTGGAGGCTGCTGCGGACGCTGAGATCGCCAAGGCTGAGAAGGAGGGCTACTGATGTCCTCTCAGGCCAAGATCGATACAACCTACCAGACCATGCAACGGGACCTCTTCTCCTCGGGACTCGCTGCTCAGATCGGAATGAGTGCCTTCGGGGTGTGGCAAGCCATCAAAGCCCATGCAGACTTCGAGACCGGAGAAAGCTGGCCTGGACAGCGCAAGCTCGCGGAGATGACCGGGATGTCACAGACGACCGTAACCGCGTCCCTGAAGACCCTTGAGGCGTTCAAGATGCTCCGGGTGCTTACCGTAGGGAAGGGGAAGCGTAGTAGCACCTACGTGGCTCGGGAACGCATGGATGTACGTATGGGGACCCGAGTGCTCTGTACCGTGGTAATCGACTACGTACCGGCAAAGTTCCGCAAGGTGGTCGAGGGGGTTGCAGAGGCGATCCGAGGGGACCAGACGAACGCAGAAGCCTTCGTGGACTGCGAGATCATCCCTGGAGACGGTTTTGTCTGGGACCCTGAGGCGGGCGTGCTCAGAACCAAGGTGGCGGTCTCTGATGTTCCAGATCAGGATGACAGCTTCCTCCCTCATCTTCCGGGGTCGAGTCCACGCATATTGTTAACTTAAGTATTAAAAGTATTGTTTCGTTACTCATACCGTTCGCTACGGGGTTTAGCGTTACTGATACCGTTCGCTAGACTGGGGACGTGTGAGTATTCTGTAACGCTACGGAGTTATCCACAGTAGAGTTATCCACAGGTTAGCGTTCGGTATTGGTAACGCTAAACCGAATCCTAGCGTTACAAAAAAGACCCCTCGGGAATCCATAACGGAAACCTGAGGGGTCTTTTTGTCTTTCGTACTACAAGAAGCTCACAGCCAACACTTGGCCCGTACCCGGAACAATCACCAGCCCCTTATCGAACGGCCAGTTGTATTCCACTACGTTTGCAGCCGTATTCGGGATAACCCCAATCTGGTTGCCAACTGCAGCCGCACCAGTGGTAGCAACATCATTGATCGTGCCAGCCGTAGATCCAGCCACAATCGTGGTGATCTTACCGATACGACCAGGGCCCACCTTGATCAACTTGGCAGCCCCTGTGATGTTGTAGGTAGCCACTTCACCCACGAGGGGAATGCTGCCCTTGACCTGAGCCCCTGCGAAAGTCGAGATATTCGCCATAAGGCTCCTTATTTCGTGATGGCTTGTTCAGCACGGACCACAGCAGCGACAGCCGCGATAGCCGCGCCGATCTGCGTAGCTGCACCACCAACGTCCCCGTGGAGACCCAGTTGGGGTGCCACGAGTTGCGCGAGGACAGCGATACCGGCCCAGGTCGAGGGCTCTTTGAAACGGTTCAGAAATTCCATTTTGTTTTATCTCAATGTAGGACGAGCTTCAGGATGGTTTCCTTGAGGCCCAGTGTGCTCAGTGCGAACACAACACCACCCCCGTAGAGGGCGTACTTGATTTGTAGGAGGGTATTCTTGATGGCTGAGAGACTGTCTCCGAAGACCTCTTGGTTCCTCTTCAGGTCCTTGAGGTCTAGGTCCGTAGCATCAGCACGGAACTCCAGACGAGCAATCCGGTTGTCGTGATCGCTCATGCTGCAGCCTTTGTGAAGTTAGAGCCGAGGATGAACAATGCCCGCTCCCCATCCCTTCGTTTCGTCAGACCAGCCATCACCTTTCCAGCGGCCTTATTCCACCTAAGGAACTCTTTGGAGGCCCCTTCGACATCCCCTGCATTCAACTTCAGGAGCAGCGTGGAGCCCTTGAGAGCCCCCTTGCCCACGTTGTATGCAAAGGAGATCAGGGCAGCCTTCTGTTCATCGGAAACCGGGACCTTCACAACTGAGTCCACGAAGGCACCAAGGGAAACCACACGGGCCCGCAGGTCCACATCAGCTTGCTCTTGGGTCCACACGGTTCCCTTGGAGATCCCAGGGCCTGTTGCACCATAACCAATGGTCCACGGTGCGCCACCAGTTGCAGGGTCAGGGTATGCGTGAAGCTCACACCCCTCATAACCCTTGATTTGTTTTTCGGCGTATTCACACCATGTCATATTGATCCTAGTCTTTAAGAATTGCCTGTGAGCCCTCATCAACCTCAAGGGACTTCAGGCAGTGATTCTTCTCCACATAATCGAGGAGGCGACAGAGCACACAGCCCCAACGCTTCCCCTTAAGCATTGCCTTGGCGGCACGGCTAGAGAGAGTCTCGTCAGGGTCCCCTAAGAGGAACGTGTTGATGAACTGGTCAAGGGAGACCAGGAGGTTCCAGAGGTACTTCATGGTGTGTCTAAGGGGAACGGAGGGAGCAGCCCAGGGACCTCAGCAACCGTGGGGAAACTACGGTGTCCCGCTTGGACTTCCCCGAGGATCGAGTAGGCCGTAGCCCACACCTGAGAACGCCACGCACGGAACGCTTGGCCTTCCTCTTGGAACTTAGGGACCGAGGGTTCCTCTGCGTACGTTACGGCTGTTGTCAGGTCATCGTAGTGATACGACTGGGCCTTGGTGTCCATGAGGGACTGCACGGTGTCCGTGAGAACCTTTTGGAGGTCTACTACAGGTGCTTGGACGGTTGCAGAGTTTCCCAGAGCGACCCATGCGAGATAGGTGGCATAGTCGGTGTTCTGGGGGTCCTTGGGGATGAAGGCACCATCAGCATCACGAACCACGCCACCCTGCGGGTTGAGTGTATAAGTCATCTTTAGAGTTCCGCGCTCGCTGTCCAGGCATCTTGCGCCTGCATTACCCCGCCAGCAGTTGTTACTACGTACACAAGGACGCTCTCAGAAGTTGGAGACGCGGACAAGCTAGTTGCCGGGATAGCCCCGGAGGAAAATTGACGGACTAGGGCTATCGTAGGGGGGGAGCGCTTTGCCACAGAAAACTTAACCTGAGAGCCGACAGCAGATGCCGTACTTGGGGACTGCATTACGTTTGTCTGCCCTGCCTCGTAATACCGCTGACACAGCGCGAATTCCTCACCGTACTGACGGCGTTCGAAGGGGGTTGCTACCGATCCTTCCTCAAGTTGAACATCAGTGATAGCAATGAAGTTACCGTTGGTGGTCCCCCAGTTCGTGGCACCTTGGGCACTCACAAAGGTCCCAGAGGCCCATGTGTTCAGTGAGCCTGTAGCACACTGAAGAGTCCCGGTTGACAAGGCACCAACGGAGAGGACCAGCCCTGCGGCAGTGCTGTAAGGAACACTCAGCCCCGTGGGGAGCGTGGGAGTCGTGAAAGACACCTTGACAGGGACGTTAGCCGTTGCCGCGAAACTAGTGATGTACGAGAAGGAAGTAGGGGCATCTCGCAAAGCCACTGAGAAATTCCCAGTTACGTTGGAGACGAACCAGAAGGAGATAGTGACTTGCTTGCCAAGAAGATCGTGGCTGTTGAAGCCCTCAATAAGCTGCTGAATCCCGCCCCACCCGTTACTGCCAGTTAGGGACGTGACAGGGGTTGTTACGGTCTCGCGTACCCAGAAGCGATTGACACTGTTGAGAGCGATAGCCGCTTGGTCTAGGGTCTGTGCCCCACCAGCACTGCCGTAGATAATCCCAGTCCAACGGTCGCATTGGCCGTACACCTGAGCACCTGTGACACTTACGGAGGCACGTTGGGCAACACTGCAGGCACCGTTGATGATCCGGTTCCTACCAGCAAGGTATGCCGTCTGGTTCGTGGTCAGGGTTGCCGAAGCAGCCGCAGCGTTCTGGCTAACCAAGGCAGCAGCAGCACTAGCAGCAGCATTCGTTTCGCTAGTCCCTGCGTTCACCTTGCTCGCGTTAGCCGCAGTGGCACTAGAGGCCGCGTTGGTCTCGCTGGTTGCCGCATTGTTCTTACTGGTGTTCGCTGCAGTTGCTGAAGCAGCCGCATTCGTCTCACTAGTACCCGCAGCATTCTTGCTCGAGAGGGCAGCAGCAGCCGAAGTAGCAGCATTGGACTCCGAAGTCCCCGCAGCATTCTTAGATGCCAGCGCAGCAGCAGCCGAGGCTGCGGAGTTTGTCTCACTAATCCCCGCAGCCGTTGCGGAGTTCGCAGCACCGAGGGCACTATTGGAAGCCTCAGCAGCCTTATTGGTTGCCGTGGTTGCCGAAGCAGCCGTAGAGGCAATAGCAGCGTTAGCAGCAGCCAAAGCCGTGGTAGCTTGCGAGAGGGTATCCGTAGCAGCCTGGGAGAGGCCCGCTACGTTAGCCTCGGAGATCGCAGCGTTACTAGCGGAAGCTTGGGCAGACACAGCAGCCGCTTGGGCAGCCGTAGACTCTGCTGCGGAGTCAGCCAACTGCGCTTGAAGTGCGTCAATCAGTTGATCCGTGGTGTTATTCTCAGGGAACGTCGATTCCCCGTTGAAGAAACTAGTAGCCATTAATACTCCGAGTCGTATGAAGGCTCAATGGCCTGTGTGCTTTGGTCGGTATCCGTCAGGCGTGCTTGCTCAACGACTTCACCGAAGAGCATCTCGTAGCGAGCTTCGAAGCCAGTGACACGATCATCAACGAAGTAATCACTAGCGAAGGCAAGAGCGCAGTAGATCAACAGGTCAGCGAGGACCGTGGTGAAGAGGTTGGTATCGGTGTCATTGACCAGTTCAGGTTGGGCACCGTAATAGATCATGTAGACCGAGGTACCCAAGGGAACTGCGGGCTTGACCAGGAAGGAACCACCAATGCGGCAGTAGTACTGGGGAGTCCCTGTGCTCTTTGGGAGCCTAAGGAAGTGCGAGAGATCCTTGTTGGACAGCAGGGTGTCCCCGGAGTACAGGTGCTTAAGCGAGAGAAAATCTTGAGGTAAGATAATCTCGTCCTCAGAGGCCAATGCGTTCCCTGTGGATACACTGATGCGCTCTTGGCCTGGAGTGCGGAGGGTTCGCTCAATCCGGCCTTGCGCCATCGAAACGAAGTCCTTGAGGAGAGCATCGGTGGCGTCATTACGGTTGAGCAGACCGGCGACCTTATCGCGGACTTGTTTGAAGTTCATTAGACGCTCTTAGCGGTCGTGAGGAAGTACTCGAGGCCTTCGTTCTTCAACTTGGCAACGATCTTCGAGACAGGTTCGTTCCAGAAGTCATAGCCTTCGGAGATCCACTTCTCGACCAAACAGGTGGGGATGGATGCAACACGTTGGTGTTCCGTCTCGCGGACACTGGTGGATTCGTCTCGTTCTGCCTTTAGGCGCTCGAGGAATCCTTGGGGAATGTGTTGCACGCGTTCAATAATGTGCCCATCAGTGTTCTCACTGATCGAGCGGTTGATGTCGTGATATTGATGGGACATAGGGGCGAGAAAAGGCCCCACGCTACCGAGAGTAGGAGCAGCGCAGGGCGTAAAGGAATTTGGAGGAGCCCCGTAGGGCCCCTGAGTACAACTAAGGTGAAACTACCGGCATAGAGATACCGGCTAGGTCCATATTGCTTACGGGACCAGCGGGTTCGTGCCGGTCAGGCCGATAACGGCACCCGAGGCACCATAGTTGACGTGCTTGAGACCGAACTCACCAACGATCTGCTCACGGTGTCCATCGCCCGTGATAGCCAGCGGGTTACGGAACCATGCGCGGAGCGTGCTGATCTTCCAGTTAGCCGGATCGAACAGCAGGGCGCTGTCGGCCTTCATGAAGCGGTTGATGACAACTTTTTGTTCACCAAACATTCTGTTACTTTAATGACCTAGCGTACTACCCTAGGCGGGGATGCTCTTCGGCAATCCCTCTCCCACTTCGTTAGTTATATGGGAGGTCAGACTATCGCATACCCTTGCGGGTCCTTTTCGCTTAGTCGTTCAGGCTGCACAGCTTTCGCTTGCTTGCCCCTTGTTGCCCTCTGCAGGGTTTCCAAGTCAATCAGAAAAGGTTTTACTCGCCCCATGGGGTTAAGGCGAGACGTACAGGTCCACAACGTTGACGATGGCCTTATCGCCACCGAAGTCACGCATACGGCCAGCAGCCGCCGAGAAGCCCGCAACGATCAGCGAGTCAGCCGGTTTGATCATCAGGAACTTAGCTTCACCACCGTTCTCGTACAGCTTTTGGTTTGCCGAGAGGATGTCAGCTTCCGTCAGGGCAGCCGGGGTTGCCGTCTTGTCGATCGTGTTCGCAGCAGCGATGATCTTTGCCGAACCAGCATCAGCGCCCCACACGTTACCGAACTTGCGTGCCGTAGCTTCTGCACCGACTGCAGCGTTCTGCGAGAGGCCCACGAAGTGGTACTCAAGTTCACGCTTGGCTTCTGCCGACTTCTTACCGAGTTGGTAAGCG